ACTGTGGTCGCTGCCTACATGGGGCGAGAGCGTTATGTCAGACTCGTGTACAACGTTACTGGTACTCATACCAATGGTATCGAAGTGGCTGGTGACATTCTGAGATTCCGCGCGAAATACTAAGCGGCGACAAACGGGGGGCTTCGGCCCCCTTAATCGGAGAATATTATGAAAGTAAGATTCAATGTTAAATGTCGTGCGGCTGGTGTTAGCTATGCGGAAGGTCAGATAGCAGAGATCAGCGAAGCGTCAGCACGTCAACTGATGAACCTGCATCGCGGTAGTGTTGACTTCGTTTCGCCGGTTGAACCAGATCCTAAGCCAGAGCCGAAAGCCAAAGCCAAAGCGAAAGCCAAGGCCAAAGTAAAGCCGAGAGCCAAACGCAAAAAAGAAAAAGCAACATCGGGTGACTAATGATTGATGTGGTTACGATAACAGGGCCAATTCTTGAACCCGTAACGGCATCTGAGGCAAAGCAGAATAGCAACATTCTCTTTGATGGCGATGATTCTCTGGTCGCTTCACTTATCTCAGCGGCCCGACAGGTTGTAGAACAACGCTCAGGCATTCGCCTTTATACTCAAACCATTGAATTTCGTGCTGATAGCTTCGCGGATATAGGTCTGACGGAACCGGCACGAAGCGATGTGATCAATCTTCGGGTTGGTAATATCGCAAGTGTCGATACGGTTAAGTATTACGATGGCGACGATGCTGATACCACAATGTCTGCTTCGGATTACTGGACTGATGTTACAGGCTATCCAGCGCGGGTACAGGTCAAGAGTAGTTGGCCTTCGACTAATGACCGTATCGGTAATATCCGTATCAGGTGTACTGCTGGTTGGACTTCTGTTGATTCGGTTCCTGAAAACCTCAAGCAAGCAATCAAACTGTTGGTATCGCACTACTATGAAAACCGCGAAGCCACAACGGATCTAAAACTGATGGAAATACCGGAAGGGGTCGATGCCCTTATTCTCGGATCTGAATACCATCACTTCAAAACGGGGTCAATCTAATGCCTTTGATTCGATTCAATATCACTACCAACTTTCGTGGCGCTCAGTATCATGCCGGTGATGAAGCGGTATTGACCGAAGCGGATATAAAGCTATTCGATGGAACTGGAACCAGCGGAATGCCTCACATTATCAGGGTTAAAAATGCCAAGAAAAATGCTAAAAGCGGGAACACTACGGCATCTGATAACAGTTCAGAGTAATTCAACTGGGAAAGATGCCTATGACGGAGTCACTAATACTTGGTCAACGTTCCTTACAACTCGCGCTTCGGTCAATCCGGTAAGCGGCACTGAGCGATACGGAAGCGATCGAATAACTGCTGATCGAGCGTATGAGATTACCTGCCGATATGACCCCACCAAAAACCCTATTAGTCCGAAGCATCGTATCTCTTGGGATTCAAGAACCTTTGATATTGAAGCCGTACTTGAATACGATGAACGTCAACACATAGTCAGGCTGATAGCCGTAGAGCGTGAAGTATGACAGTTAAATTTCAAATGCATGGTCAAGAAGATCTGTTTCTCAAGTTGGGGAGGCTGGAAGATAAAATTGAAAAGTCCATTGGGAAGAAAGCGATACGGGCTGGTGCTGCTGAATATGTGAAGCTGGTTAAACGAAAGATCCCGACCGATAGCCGCGACGATGTTCACTTGAAAAAGTCTATCGGTATCGCAACGACGAAGGGATCCAGAAAGAATGATATTGCCGTTCAGATAGGGATCAAGGGGCCGGCACGAGCTTACGCGCATGTATTTGAGTTTGGAGGCCGATTCCATCAAGGCACAAGGGTATTCACCAGAACGCTTGAAACGTCCACCAAGGCCATTCTGGACAGGATAGCCAGTAGATTAAGACTTGAATTGGATAAGGTGTAATGGCAGAAGCAGAGACAGCTATAGGGGATTTGATTGGCACCAGTACGGCAAGCCTTTCTAGTGCGACCGCATTCTATGCAGTGCTGGCACCGCAGGATGCCGTTCGACCGTTTGTGACTTTCGAAGTAATAACCGAAGAAGTCAGGAATGTAATGAGCGTGGAGACCAATCCGACAACGGCGCTGTTTTCTATTTCGATATTCGCCGCTACGCTACTGGAAGTGGTAAACATAACTAATGATATGAGAACAGTCTTTAACAGATATAATGGGACCACTACTGGTGGAAGTGTTGTGGTACAGAACGTGTTTTATGAAGGCCGTAACGACTTTTTTAACGAGTCTGACAGGGACTACCAGCGCGTTTTGGATTTCAGAATGTTTTTCGAGGAATAACTAATGGGTACATTTGTTATCAAGGGTCGACCGACTTGGTTAGGCAGTTTGGATATAAGCCAGATTGCCCACATTGCCGCTATTGACTATCAGGCGGAAGCGCTGGACAACACAGTATTATCCGATACGACTCGCAGCAATGCTGGCGGGTTGAAGGTGGTTGGATTCTCATGTGATGCCTATGCTGACTTCACCACATACGATGCAACGCTATTCGGAACCGTTGGTGATGCTCTCCCAGTTTCTTTTGCGTCAGTGGATGGCACCGCTTATGAGGATGCCTACTTATTCAATGCGCGACACTTGCAATACAACCCGATCACCGGAACCGTTGGCGATATGGCGGGGGTGAATATCACTGGTGGTGCTGCTGGTAAGATTGCCAAGGGAGTGATCGAGTTCAATGCTTCGGCTAGTTCATCAAGTACCAGCGCGGGATCTCAACTCGGCGCACTGTCTGCAACTCAATCACTATTTGCTAATCTGCATGTAACGGCGCAGGCGGGAACGTCTCTTGATGTAATTGTCCAGAGCGATGATAACGGAAGTTTTACCAGCGCCACAAATCGAATCACATTCACTCAGGCAACTGGCGTGACTAATGAACACTTGTCCGTAGCGGGTGCTATAACGGATGATTATTGGAGACTGTCATACACGATTGTTGGCGGTTCTTTCACTTTTGCGGCTGCCATTGGCATCGCTTAATTAATGGAGTCCTGATTATGGGTACTTTTGTTTTAACTGATGCAAGCGTAACGATTAACTCTGTTGATCTTTCTGACCACGTTCGTTCAGTCACGTTTAACTATGAAGGCGAAGCCGTAGACGATACGAATATGGCTGACACCAATCGAATCATGGCAGGTGGTCTAAAGAACTATTCCGTTGATGTGGAATTTAGCCAAGACTTTGCAGCAAGCAAGGTTGATGCAACGCTGTTCAGTTTGGTTGGATCTACCACGACTGTTGTGCTGTTGCCTACATCGGCGGCGGTTAGTGCCACTAATCCATCGTTCACCGGAACCATGCTGTTAACTTCGTATCCACCGATCACCGGTACCGTTGGTGATTTGGCTACAGCTACCGCATCGTTTGTTCCTGCTGGTGCCATTACCCGGGCCACATCGTAATGGATGAGTTCACGGTTGGTGATCTGGAAAACTATACAGTTGAAGTTATCCCGATCACCTTCAAGGGTAAACAGGCGTATGCTCGTGCGCTGACCTTCGATGGTCAGATGGCAGTCGGTAATAAATTCAAAGGGAAGCTGGGCGACGAGGCATCACCGGATGATCTTAGATTCATGGTGGCTTGTCTGCTCTGTAACGCCGAAGGGGAATTGATGTTTGATTCACCTGAAAAGGGCGCGGCGCTTCTCAAGAAACTATCGTCGGAAGATATGCTTGAGTTAATCGACCAGACCAACAAGGTCAATGGACAGGATATAGAACACGAAAAAAAGTCTTTGAGTCAGATCCGTTAATAGCACTCAGGATCAGACTGGCAAAAGACTTTGGTATGACACCGACCGAAGTTGGGCAAAGGTTCAGTGCAAAGGACGTTGGGCAAATACTGGCATGGGAGCAGAGGCAAGATGAACTGATAGCCGAAGCTGCGCGAGTAAATGAATTAAAAGAAAAAGCTGGAAGTGCAGCGGCGGCAGAGGGCAGTAACAATGGCTAAGATAGGATCACTGATTGCCGATCTCGGTATGAATACTGCAAACTTTCAAGCAGGTATCAAGAGGGCGGAATCGGCTACAAAAAGATTTTCCCGCAACGTCAATAGAAACTTCCAGAAGATCAACCGAGCCGCTGGCAGAATGGGGACAGCAATATTAACTGCTGCAACAGTTGGATTCGGTGCGCTGATGGCGCTCAGTTTGAAAGCTGGTGACTCAATAGAAAAGATGAATCGACGCCTTGGTGTTTCAACCGAGGCACTATCCCAAATGAAATTCGCAGCGGAGCAATCTGGAATCACTTTCCAGACTCTCACTATGGCAATGCAACGTGCTCAACGAAGAATCGCGGAAGCGTCAGAGGGTTACGGAGAAGCAAAAGGTGCTTTGGTTGAACTAGGGTTAAGTGCTACCGAGTTGAACAAGCTGAAACCAGATCAGCAATTGATGGCAATAGCCGATGCCATGTTAGGGGTCGCTGACTCTGGCGATAAAACACGATTGGCCATGAAGCTGTTTGATAGTGAGGGTGTCGCGTTACTTCAAATGACGCAGGACGGTTCTCAGGGAATGCGGGAACTGATGGAAGAAGCAGACCGCCTCGGCTTGACCATGAATAACAAAACCGCAGTTGGTGCCGCCAATGCGACCGATGCAATCAACAGAGCCAAAGCCGCCATGCATGGCGCCGCGCTGGAAGCAACTGAGAACGCCATACCAGCCATTGAGGATCTTGGTAATGGTTTTTCTGTGTTCCTGCCGAAAGCGGTCAATGTATCATTACGAGCTTTCTACACCTTCCGCGAAGAAGGGTTAAAAGTGTTTTCTTTTATGATTAGTATTATCGGGCGCACACAAACCGCTCTCGGTAACATGATGGTCGATCAAGACTTTTCCGACAAATACGAAAAGCTGACAAAGAAACTGGCAGTGATGGAGGCCATCGCAGCAAAGGCCAGTGGAAAAGCATTTGAAGAAAGGGCAAAACGCCGAGCGCAGATCGTCCGAGATCAACTGGCAGCACTACAGAGTGAAAATGCCGAAGCGTTTAGGTTATTGGAATCTGGTTCTTTTGCGGAACGATGGACTGCAAACATGTTGGATAGTGCTGCTGCTGCCGCTTCTGTTCGTATCGAAATGGAAAAGATTGCAAAAGTAGGGGCGATGATTGCAAATCCAGATACTGATCCATTCGTACCGATCAAGAAAATGTCAGCGGGTATGCTGGAAGCGACGAACATCGCACAGCAACTTGGCAAGACGATGAAGGTTGATATATTCGATAGCTCACGGAATATGTTTCAGCAGATGGCAGATCAGTGGAAATCCACGTTGATGAATATGGTGAACGCTTTTATATCTTCTGGAATAAAGGACATATTCACCAACTTTTTCAGCAGCGGGACCAAGGGCGGAAAGCTGGCAGCGGTCGGTAGTCTGTTCGGATTTGCTAACGGTGGATCATTTGATGTTGGCGGCAAGGGCGGCACTGATGCTAACGTGGCTGCGTTTAAAGTGACGAGAGGTGAAGAAGTCATAGTGAACAAAAAGTCAGGTGGTGGCTCTGGTGGTGGTGCGATTACATTTTATAACAGTTATGATTTCTCAGGTTCGGATCTGCAACCGGCACAGGTACAGCAGATGATTAACGAAAGCCAAGTACAAACGAAGAACGATATTCGAGTGGCAATGAAGAAAAGGCGATTTTAAATGAGTACACAAAGTTTCCCTGCCATCACCGCTAACAATGTGCTGTGCAATATCATGTGGCCTAGCAAGGCATTCGTATCCCCTCTGTCCGGTTACATTCAAACTGCCAGCAGGGAAGGTGCACGGTGGCTCATTCGTATGCAGTTCAATAACCTACAGAGTGATGAACGAGGTGTGCTGCTCGGTTTTCTAAACTTCATGCAAGGCCAAGTGAACCGTATCGAGATTGGAGATCAATCTTATATCGCAGCGCGTGGTGCGTTGGGTGGTACTCCGCTAGTCAACGGTGCTGACCAGACAGGAACATCATTGATCACGGACGGATGGCCTAACAGTACGTTGGTATTGAAAGCTGGTGATCAGTTATCTTTCGATAACGGGACGAATAAAGAATTGAAGATGGTCACTTCCGATGCGACCAGTGATGGCTCTGGTAACCTGACGATTTCGATTGCACCAGAGATCCACACATCACCCGCGAACAACGCCGCGATTGAAACAGCATCGCCGGTCGGCACGTTCATGCTCGTTGATAACAAAGTTACATGGACGAATAGCCCCTCACAGTCAGGAGGTGTCGCAGCACCCCGCAGCAATATATCGGTTGATCTGATTGAGGATATTGAATAATGAGTCGAGGCTTATCAGCAAATCTTGTAGCCGAATCAGACGGTAATAACATACGGCTGGTAACTTTTGCGAAGCTGGAATTTGATAGCGGGACTGTATATTTGCATAACGGAGTTGGAACATTCACATGGTCAGATCCTGATGATGGTTCACAGGCATGGTTAGGGTTGGGCGACTTCGGCGGGATAAGCGGTATTGAAGAATCCGACGCCATATCTCCATTTGAACTACAGTTGGTTTTGTCTGGTCTGGATACGGCACTAATGGATGAAGTATTGAACCAGAATTATTATCTTCGTCCGGTCACAATCTATCTGGGTGCCTTGAATCTATCAACCGGCGCATTAGTTGCAACACCAGACGAGATCTGGCAGGGATTTATGGATACAGCAGACATAGCAATAGGTGAGGAAAATGCAATTGCTGTTACCTGTGAGAGTGAGCTGTCGATGTTTGAACGGAACAACGGGCGCACGTTCAGTGATGCGGATCTGCAAGATGAATATGCCGGTGATCTATGGTTTGAATATCTGCCTTCAATGGTCAATGCAAAAATCCAATGGCGTGGTGAAGGCAACCCCGAAATATTCGGAGAACACTACGATCAAGTTCCATTTGATCCAAAAATTCACTTGCCTTGGTATTAAAGTGGACAGGAAACAAGCAGTACACCAAACATTACTAGAGCACTCCAATAAACCATTTGAAGATGGTGTGCTGGATTGTTGTATCTTCGTCGCAGCAGCAGCAAAGAAAATCACTGGTATTGATTATTCCGCAGGGTTTGAACATCACAATAAAATGACCGGCGAACAATACTTGGAACAGCATGGTGGTTTAGCGGGTCTGGTTAACTTCATTTTAAAAAAAGATCCGGTCGATATTGATCTGCTTGAGATAGGCGACCCTGTTTTAGCAGACGTCCCTATATTCGGTGAGACATTGGCATTATGGATGGGAAACTGCGCGATGATTAAAACCGATGTTGGTACAATGTCGATCCCACGGAGCAGACTAAAGAAAGGGTGGAATCTTGCCTGACGCTATTGCCGCAGTATTATATAAAGTATTCGTTGCCTTTGGTGCAAGTGTCGAGGGTGCTGCACTATACAGTACCGCTATTGCTTCCATCGTTACTGGAGCAACGGCCCAAACATTGGCAACTATTGCCATAACATCATCTATCGCAAGGGCTAATATGCCCGACTTCAAAGCCAACGTTGATCGACGCCGAGAAGTTCTAATCCGAAGTGCCATAGAAGCGCGGTCGATTATTTACGGGAAGGTGTTACACGCTGGTGTACTGACTTATGCAAACGTAGCTGGAAACGATAACCGAGATATGTGGATAGCAGTTACCCATGCTGGACACGAAGTAAACGATATTCTTGAAGTCTGGTATGACGATAATCAAATTGCCGAAGCTGATGTATCTTGGGGTGGTGGTGTTACTGGGGGTGATTACTATATAGGCGGAACGGCTTATGTACATTTGTACCGCAACTTGGGTACTTCGACACAGACTGTCATTAGTGCATTCGATTCTACCTTTGCGGATATAACAACAGAGCATCGAGGCCGAGGCACAGCGTATACGGTCCACCGATTAAAACTTGAAGAAGCCAGCGAAAAGGTTTTTTCAACAGGCGCCCCATCTACAATTCGCGCACTGATCGAGGGAAAGAAGTGCTATGACCCGCGCCTTGATGTTTCTTACGGAGCATCACCCGACAACGCAAGTTACATCGCATATACCGATAATCCCATACTGATCATTGCAGACTACATGCGAGATGCCCTCGGGTTGAATGTCGCTAATGCAAAAATTGATTGGACAACTGTAGCCGAAGAAGCAGATTTCTGTGACCAGCTAGTACCAAATTCAACTGCTGATACAACCGAAAAACGATTTACCTGTAATACAGTTCTGATAACTGCTGACACACACGCAAGCAATCTTCGGGAACTATTAACGTCCTGCAACGGGCGCATGGCATATCGCTCCGGTAAGTGGAGCATCCATGCTGGAAGATTCGGCACAGGAGCGAATCTAGTAAGTAATGGTGAAGTGACTTCGAACATTACTGGTTGGACTGTCGGTGATGCTGGAACGGGATCAGTTGCTTGGAATAGCGGAAGTGGCGGAAGGTTGGAGATAACCAACACATCAGGGAATACCACCGCGATTCAAGCCGTGACAACTGTAGTGGGAAACGCCTACTGTTACAAAGCCAACACCACCACATCAAGCGGCACCGATTCTGGCGATTACCTTTTGGCAAAATCCGATAGTGCAGATGGTACATCACCCGATGTGACAAATAATAAACTGACCGAAGATGCTGTACTGGAATTGGAATTTATCGCAACGGCTACCACCACCTATTTCGTATTGGAGAATAACGGAGCCACGTCGACCACTGCTGGATTCAGTGATATGGAAATGTATCTGGTTGCTGATCGCGTAGTAACCGCTGATTACTTGCGCGACGATATGGGCATCAGAACCACGCTCCCGAAAGAAGATAGATTCAACTCGGCCAGAGCGTTCTATATGTCGGCGGCAGAAGAATATAAATTCGTCCAATCACTGGAAGTAGAAAACACCGCATTCATTAGTCGAGACAATGACGAAATATTATTCAATGAATTTCGCATGGGTTGTACTGATAGTGAAGATGAGGCACAGCGGATCTTACACAAGCTCATACAGTTAACTGATGGCCAGACAGTGGTGAACATGCCCTGTAACTTCAAGGCCTTGGATATAGCAATAGGTGATCGGGTAATGGTCACTATCGCTGACGGTGTGGCGTGGACGAACAAGATTTTCCGTTGCATCAACTGGCGGCTGATCGGTAATGATGGCGGCATTGATTTGGTGTTGCGTGAAGATAGTCACGATAGTTGGGAAGATCCAGACAGCGCAGATTACTCCACCCGAACTGCGACCGGCGCGATTGCAAAAGCGACACCCGAGGTTCCAGATCCTACCAGCGTGACGCTAACGGCCCGAACTGATTTGCCCGATATGCTTATTTCGTGGGTGAATCCTACGAATACAATCTATTGGGATCTGGCGGAAGTGTGGCGCGGTACTACTTCAACTTTCGCATCTGCAACACTGCTTGGGAAAACTCGTGGTGATCGGTGGCTTGATTCTTCTCAGGTGATAACGTCGAATTATTATTACTGGGTCCGACTGACTAAGGGCGCGGAAGTTTCTAATGAGGTTGCCACTTCACCTACGAATGCAACTGCGGCTAACATCGCGGCGGCTACGGCTAGCTCTGTACCTTGGACAGGGGTAATTGATGATGATGGTCATATACCTGCTGATGATGCAACGGTGGGTGGTACGTTCGGAACGGACATAATAGACGAGAACGCAGGAATCGTTGATGATCTGGACGCGCTTAATACTTTCGTCTTAACCAATGGCGGGGTCGGATTAAATTACAATGCCTTTTGTGATATTGCTCGACGGATGGGACGCCAGCAGGATACTACATAGGACAGCAGACAGGTGGACCCGCTGCACGAACTGACTTGATTGCATTTGAAGATTCGACCAATAAGGTGTTAAAGATTAACAGTGGTTCACCGCTTCCGTTGATACTTACTACTGCTGTACCTATTGACTCAGGTTCGCAATATCAAGTCGTTATCAGGGCAAAGGCTGGCGCTGCTACAACGTTGAATATTCACATGTTTACATTCTCTGCCATATCTCTTGGAACGGATATTATCACTTTCTGTACTAGCCCATCAGGTAACGAATCAGAAGTCGCTACAGCGTCGAGAGAACACACACTGGGCGGGGCAGTAACGATGAATCTCACAACAAGTTTTGCCGCACAGAATTCCAATTTCCTGTTTCCTTGGCTGGATAGCGGCAACGATGTTGGGACTACCTATGCACATCGGTGGGTGTGCTTTGGCTTTCAACGTGATTCAGGCGCGACTGATACAGATATTTATATTGATACTGCCATGCTGTGGAAAGAGGGTGGTATGGCATTCACCAATGCGGG